TGGTTTAGAAAGTCCTCCAGAGGGAGCTTCAAGCAACTTCGAAAGTATGTCGAGTCCTGGGGTGATAATCGAGCCAGCAGTGCCTGACATATGTTTGGGATAGGTGTTTCTAAAATAGGAATTGGTGGGGTCGCCAGCGGAAGATGGCGACGGGGGTTTGTATGGGATTCGCGCACCCCCTTTTGCGCCGACTGTTCATCCTGGGGACGTACAAGAGCCGCAGCCCGTGCAGTCTGTAGACTTTCCACCCGCCGAGGGCGGATTTAGTACGGTTCACTTCGGAGCTCGCATATCAGAGTCGCCCCAGCCCACACGGGTACATCCTTCAGGCAATGCCCTCCAGACTCCCACATGGGTATCAGCGCCCCTTCATTCGAACCACACCGTTTTGGGTTGTTAACCCCAGGACCCCATGGGAAACGATTAAAAATATTGCAAGGAACCGCAGTCGTGGCCCATAAATTCTGGCCAGACCTGCTGCGGGGAGATCTCCGACTCAATCGTCCAAGTCGTAAGTCTCTCTTCGACTGCCCTCTGTTGAAGGGCATCTATTCCAAAAGCCTTCCAGAAGCTTACTCTCGTCTCAGGCTGAACTGGCGCATAAGACAATTTCATTCCTCGGGCCAAAGCAAACATGCCGTCGTCAAATAACATTTGGTTCTCAAGACGCCGCGCCCCTTTCGAGGCGCGCAGTAATGCCAGATAATAATCCTGGCAAATAGGTATACCACCGGTGAGGGCCATGCCACACTCACCAATTGCTTGCATCCAGTACTTAACGTACTCTTTACTCTGATGCAGAGGCAACAACGACATTGAATCTTTGTGCAATGACACTCGTGGGTCACGTACGCACAACCAGGAACCATTGAGCCACACTGGTTGCGTTTTGCAGCATTTTATCTCCTCAAAGACATAGACTGGCTGCTCCGCCACGACTTGAAAGCCATAGCGGAGGAAAAACTCCGGCAGTAGAGCCGTAAGTCTTGCCACATCTTGTCGCTCACAGAAGAGGACACAATCATCCCCATCATCCGCAAAGTTGGTTTTGATTCCCAACTCCTGATACAATCTAACAACCATAGAGCACACCAGCATGATATTGCCTGATGCCGTATTCATATCGCCTGATGTTCTACAGTCGCACTCGTACCTCACCTCACCATCCTTTGCTCGGCCGAACCCCTTGCTCGCATACTGCCATGAAAGCAGTTGTTGGAGAGTAGGTCGGTCGTACTTAGTGTGGCAACGCAAGTAAAACTGGTGCTCGAACCTGAGAGCGGCGAGTCTGATATGTTGGTCGAGTCTCTTCATGTCGATGACGACAGCGGCTGGGTTCCGCAAGGAATCCCAGTGAGAGCGGAGGAGTTTGCCGCGTTGTAAAGCGTTCAGACCTTTCAACACGGTAGGGCTTTCGCAAACTCTATCCATTGCCCGGTAAAGCTTATGTTCGAGTGGTTTGAGGTAACACCCCACAGCAACGTTGTACCTCGGATGACGCGGTTG